AGGGATACATAATGGGGATTGTAAAAACGGAGGCCCAAAGGAAGGCGAACCGGCTGTGGAGAGAGCAGGCAGTAGCGGCCAGTGACGCAGAGGCGATCCGTGGGCCTAAGCTGGATGAGTGGTCAGCCCGGATACCGGCCTATGCGTATACGTCATTATGCCCGGATGAGAGATACAGGAGGTAGGAAATTGAATGTACTTAAGAATGTAGTGATTATCCTTTGGGCCATAACGGGGACGGTCAATCTGATACAGCACAATATTAACCGGTGGGATTACCTAATGGTCTGGGGGTCCCTGATGGCGGTGTTGTTGATCTGGAGGTGATGCAATGGAAAAGAAACCGTCTGAACAGCTGGAGGATTTTCTGGAGTTTGCAAAAGTATGTCAGGAGATGTACCAGATTTCATTTTCGTATGTGGGGGATGAGGACAAGCGTCTCCAGGATCTTCTCCACGCATTGGAATTTACAGATAACAAGTATGACTTACATAATGAGGCTTTGAAACTCTGGAACAGCCGGAGAGTTCGCCGTGAACATAAGGACACAGCAAAAATGTATGAGACATTCGCCCAGTATTTTCAGAGCCAGTCCGGCCAGAAGTTTCTGAATGAGTTGCGTCAGCTATTAGGCAAACAGAGGAAGGCAGAGCAATACCTGGAGGGGCACAGGGAGTATAGGAAGAGGTTTCCAGATGGGAGGTGATACCGTTGGACAAGCAGATTTTGGAGCAGTACATAGATGCGTGTGAGCTGATCAAGGACACCAAGGAGGAGATCGGGAAGTTGCGCAAGCGCCGCAGGCAGATACAGAAGGATAGTGTCAAAGGGTCGGCACAGGAGTTTCCCTACACGTTGCAGACCTACCATCTGGAGGGACTTGGGTATGCTACCGTTAAGGATCCGGACGAGCTGGACCGTATGGAGGAGCTGCTGGCGGAGCGGATCCGAAATGCGGAGAGAATCAAGCGCCAAGTGGAAACATGGCTCAATACAGTTGCACCCAGAATGCAGCGGATAATTAGGTACAGAGTATTTGACGATATGACCTGGGCGCAGGTGGCTGTGAAGATGGGGAGGAAGGCTACAGCGGATAGTGTAAGGATGGAATTTGAAAGATTTATCTTAGCGGCGTAAAGTTTGTTCGATTTGTTCACACTGTTCGTTTTTAAAATGTTATAGTGTACCATGAAGCCAAAGGCATACAGGCGACGGCTTACACTTAGCCCCAGTCGGTCGCCGGGTGTCACAGCCCGGTGACCGGATCGTCTGGCTCTGGTTCCGGCCCAGGGCTGGACGTCCCCTTTATGGATCCTTAGCTCAGCTGGCAGAGCAGGTGGCTGTTAACCACCGTGTCACAGGTTCGATTCCTGTAGGATCCGTTTGGATGGATAAACCATTTTGTAATTTCTCCTTTGTATGGGTCCCTGCTTTGGCGGAGGCTCTCTTTTTGTCGACATATTGTGGATAGTATTTAAATAAATACAAGATATTGATTGGAGGTGGCCCCGGCTATCTCTTTTCTTTTACCAAAACTGACGAATCGAGGTGAGACAGCATGGCGAGAGCGCCAGATTCAAGAATTACACAGGCGAAAGCCATGTACCTTCAGGGAACAAAATTAGTTGAGATTGCAAGTCAACTAAACCTGCCGGAAGGAACGGTTCGCCGATGGAAATCCACTTACAAGTGGGATGGCGAGCGTTCGGATAAAAATAATGAGCGTTCGGCAAATAAAACGAACAGAAAGCAGAAAAGAGGAAAGGTCATTGCGGAGGATGTGGAACAGGTTATGGAAAACCTCGAACTCACTGACAAGCAGCGGCTTTTTTGTTTGCATTATGTCCGATGTTTTAATGCGACCAAAGCGTATCAGAAAGCATATGGCTGTAGCTATGATACGGCTGCATCAATAGGGTATCGGTTGTTGGAGAATGATGGAGTGCGTGACGAAATCATGCGTCTTAAACAAAGTAGGCTCAATCGTGAGCTGTTGGATGAGCACGATATCTTTCAGAAGTACATGGATATTGCATTTGCAGACATTACGGACTATGTAGAATTTGGCCGGGAGGAAATCCAGGTTATGGGAGCTTTTGGACCGGTGGAGATAAAAGATCCGGAGACAGGAGAGAAAACCCCACTGATGAAAGAGGTCAATACAGTCCGCTTCCGGGAATCAGCGGAGGTAGACGGTACATTGATTACTGAGGTGAAACAGGGCAAAGATGGGGCAAGTATAAAACTGGCTGACCGTATGAAGGCATTGGATTGGCTGGCGAATCACATGGATCTGGCCAGCGAGGAGCAGAGAGCCCGCATCGCCCAGATCAAAGCCCAGACGGATAAGCTGAAAGGGACAGACAATGACGCAGAGCTGAGCCGCCTGGATGAGGTTCTGAGTGAGATCAAAGGGGTTGTGTGATATGCCATTTTCCGATAAGCAGCAGGAGTTTTTCCAGAACGCAAACCACCGCTGGAATATCAAGGTAGGCGCTACACGTTCTGGAAAGACTTATATGGACTATTATGTAATTCCCAAGAGAATCCGTGCCAGAGCCGGAAAAGAGGGCCTGGTGGCAATTCTGGGCGTGTCTAAGGGCACGATCCAGCGTAACATCATCGAACCATTACAACGAATCTGGGGTACAAATCTTGTGGGAGATATCAATTCCCAGAACATTTGCCCGATGTTTGGCGAGGATGTTTACTGCCTCGGGGCCGAAAAGGTCAGTCAGGTATCTAAGATCCGGGGGTCTTCACTGAAATACTGCTATGGTGATGAGGTGGTGGATTGGAACCAGGACGTATTTAATATGCTTAAATCCCGTCTTGATAAGCCATATTCCTGTTTTGATGGGGCGTGCAACCCGGATGCCCCGCAGCACTGGTTTAAGCAGTTTCTGGATTCAGACGCTGATATTTACTGCCAGAAGTATGAACTTTTTGACAATCCATTTGTAAGCCCTGTATTTGTGGATGAGCTTTGTAAGGAGTACAAAGGGACGGTCCTATATGACCGGTACATCCGTGGGCTGTGGGTTGCGGCAGAAGGATCTGTGTATAAGCTGATGTGCGACGCAGTATCCAGTGGAGGGGTTAATCCCTTTGCAATCTATGAAAAGCCTAAGAGTATCATGCAGATCAATATCGGCGTCGACTTTGGCGGTTCCGGCTCCGGCCACGCATTTGTGGCTACAGCATATTCCAGGGCTTACCACAGTATTACTGCCCTTGCCAGTGAGCGCCATATGAGCAAAAACGGAAGCATTGACCCGGATAAGCTGGGGAATCTGTTCGTAGACTTCTGTCTGAAGATCATCAACCTATACGGCTTCATTACTGCTGTTTACTGCGACAGCGCAGAGCAGACGCTGATTGCAGGACTGAGGACGGCTGTCAGGAAGTCGGGTTTTGGATGGATCCGGATTGAGAACGCACTTAAGACAACAATCAATGACCGGATACGTTTTACGCAGCGGATGCTCAGCCAGCACCGCTTTTCTTACATGAAAGATCAGTGCCAGACGCTGGAGGATGCCCTTACTACTGCACTGTGGGATGAGAAAAAGAGTCTTGTGGAAGATGTGAGGCTGGATGATGGTACCAGTGATATAGATACACTGGACGCGTTTGAGTACACATTTGAGCGGGATATCAGCCGGTTTATCCGGTATGAATAGAGGTGATGAGGATGAAATTTTCAAAAATGCTGACAGCGATCACAGAGATATTGAATCAGAATTCCGACACGCAGATAGATGTATGCCTGACTTCTCAGATGGCCTCTGCGATTGAGTTATGGACAGCCATGTACGAGAATCATGCTCCCTGGGTAGACCGGGAAACAGTCAAGAGCGCACAGATACCGGCAGCTATCGCCTCAGAGATTGCAAGATTGGTGACATTGGAGATGCAGTCGGAGATAACCGGCGACGCGGCGGCTGAATATCTGAATCAGGAGTACCAGAAAAAGGTGCTGGCTGATCTGCGGCGCTATGTGGAATACGGGTGCGCAAAGGGTGGCCTGATTCTTAAACCGTATATGACTAAAACAGGGCTTGCAATCCAGTATGTGCAGGCAGACAGCTTTTTCCCGCTGTCGTTCGATGATTCGGGCCGGATCATGCAATGCGTGTTTACGGAACAGTTCCGAAAAGGAAAGAAGATATATACCCGGCTGGAAGTACATACGCTGCAGAATGATGTAATCCACATCACAAACAGGGCTTTCGTGGCTACCAACGATTACAGCCTGGGAACAGAGCTCGAGGTCAGCAGCGTGGACCGCTGGTCTGAATTGGTACCGGAGATATCGCTTGCGGGATCGGACAGGCTCCTGTTTGGGTATTTCAAGGTACCTATGGCAAATGCGGAGGACACAGACAGCCCGTTGGGGGTATCGGTATATTCCAGAGCAGACGAGCTGGTAGCGGAAGCGGACCGGAGGTACTCAAATATCTGCTGGGAGTATGAGGGCACGCAGCTTGCGGTTCATATTGCTGAGAGTATGCTGAAATACAACAAAGACAGGGATAAGTTTGAATATCCGGGAGGAAAAAAACGATTATATCGGGAGTTGAACTACGAGGCAGGAGCCACAGACAAGCCGCTTATTGATACATTTTCTCCCGGAATTCGAGATACCGCCCTGTTTAACGGATTCAATGCCCAGCTGCGGCTGATTGAGTTTGCCTGCAATCTGGCATATGGCACCCTGTCAGATCCCCAGAATGTGGATAAGACGGCCACAGAGATCAAGGTCAGCAAACAGCGGTCCTATACATTCGTATCTGACACGCAGATGGCTTTACAGCGAGCTCTGGAAGATCTGGTGTACGCAATGAACTTCTGGGCGGTGCTGTATGGCCTGATCCCTCCGGGAAATGATTATCAGGTATCCTTTGTTTGGGATGACAGTATCATCGTGGATGCGGAAACGGAGCGGCAGACAGACCGGCAGGATGTGGCTATGGGCGTAATGTCATTGGCTGAGTACCGCAGTAAGTGGTACGGGGAGACGCTGGAAGAGGCGGCAAAAAATCTGCCGGAACCAGCATTGACAGAGGAGTGAGGATATGAAAAAAATCAATTACAGTGAGTGTCATTTTGAGTTTACCGTGTCGGACGGCACGTATAGGATGGTCGTATGACACCTGAGGAACTGGAGAAGTTGCCAAAGCCATTAGAGCGTACCATGACGGCATTGGAATTATCGGTTATGTCTGAGATCATACAGCGGATCCGGGAAGCGGCTCAGATCACCCCAGTCATTGATTGGCTGTTGATCCGTATGGATGCTATTGGTAAAAGCAGGAAAGAAATTAAGCGCCTGCTCCGGGATGGCGTTGGATCGGCGGGGCTTGAGATCGACCAGATCTATGATCAGGCAATCCAGTCCGATTACATCCGCAACAAGGAGATATACGAGGCTGCCGGACAGGACTATGTGCCTTATGGGGATAATCAGTGGCTCCAGCAGGTAGCGGAGGCTGTCAGGGAACAGACCAAGGACACCCTAAGGCCTATGGAAAATATTACAAAAACCACAGGTTTTAATGTGTATATGGGAGGCAGGAAAGTGTTTACCCCGCTTTCTGAGTATCTGGAGCGCAGTTTGGACAAGGCTATGCTGGGAATTACCACAGGCACAAGGACATACAGTCAGGCGGTAGGAGAGGTTATTGACGAGATGACAGCCAGCGGCATACGAACGGTTGATTATGCATCCGGCAAATCGGATCGGATCGAAGTAGCCGCCCGCCGTGCAGTTATGACAGGAATCGCCCAGATGACGGACAAAGTAAACGAAAAGAACGCAAAAGAACTGGGGACAGATTACTGGGAAGTGGACTGGCACATGGGGGCCAGAAACACAGGAACCGGGTATCTGAATCATCAGAGCTGGCAGGGAAGGGTTTATTCTTCTGAGGAGATGAGAACCGTCTGTGGACTGGGTGAAATGCTGGGATTTGCCGGGATTAACTGCTACCATATCCGCTTTCCATTTCTTCCAGGAATCAGCCAGAGAAAATATACAGATGAATGGCTGGAAGAGCAGAATCGGAAAGAAAACGAAAAAAGGCTATTTAAAGGGCGTGAATATGATACATATGGTGCCTTGCAGTATCAGAGACGCTTGGAGCGTACAATCCGAAAGCAGAAACAGGATATTAAGCTTTTAGTGGCGGCTAAGGCTGACCCGGATGATATTACAGCGGCTAAGGGCAGGCTGAGGCTGACGGATAAGACCTATGTGGAGTTTTCAAAGGAAATGGGGCTTAGGCAGCAGCGGGAACGGCTGAAAATTGGAAAAGATGTATCTGAGAGGGAAAAATCTTCTATTCAGATTGAAACAGAAAGTGCGAATATTGAAAATCTTCGTAAGGGTAGCAATATTGTTGATCTGAAAAAGATTGAATCCGATTTGTTCAGAAGTAAATTTACGCAACTTACTGGAAATTCAGCAGTAAATGACGCTTTGCGGAAATATGCAAGAGCCATGCTTGTGCATAGAAACGGAAGCGATGGAGAAGATCTGTATATTATTAGTGCCAAAAGCGGAAAAAGACTTTTTTCAAAAACAAATGGATCGAATAATTTGGGAGTAGAATTATCCAAAGAAGAAATTGAGGAAATCCAGAATTATGCTAGAACAGAGGGAGTTATAGGGATGCATAACCATCCAACAAATGTATATCCTACAGGAGGGGATTTTGTTTCCGCTGGAGCAAGAGGATATGATTTTGGAGTGATAGTTACCCATGATGGAAGAGTGTTTCAGTATAAAGCTGGAGACAAACCATTCCGCAGTGAATATTTTAATAAGACTGTTGACAAATATGTTTCGAGGCCATACACTTATGACATAGAAGAGGCGCAGTTGACAGCATTGAAAGAATTTGAGAAGGAGTTTGGAATCGAATGGAGGGAATTGAAATAAGAGGTAAGGATGTCATAGTCCATGAGGAAATGACGGAAGAGGAAAGAAATGCAGAATTAGAACGATTAAAAAAAGAAAGCGAAGCTTTAACCGAATGGGAAGAAGAGTAGATACCACCAGTCAGTAATGGCCGGTGGTTTTTTGTACGCATTTTTAGGTTGTGCGACGTCGCAACAGGGAGGTGAAACCGATGATTACAGCAGTATTTACAGAGAATAACGATTACGCCCAGGTTTACGGCGTGTGGCAGTGGGATTACGGGCAGGAGCTGCGGATCCAGGGCCTAAATCTTCCGGCGGCGGTTGAGATTCACTTTGCACTACAGGAAACCGGCGGCGAAGCTGTGACCCGTGTAGGTGTAACGCAGGATGGGATAACAACTGTCCCGATCCCGGACAGTATGTTAGAAGGAGCCGGAAGTTCTAAGGACTATCAGATCTATGCGTGGGTGTACCTGGCAGATCAGGTATCTGGTGAAACGATCAAGCGGATCAAGATACAGGTCAGGGCAAGACCCATGCCAGAGGCTTTTGAGGCTCCAGAAGATGGGGAGATCTTCCGTCAGGCCATCGAGGCGGTCAATGAGGCCGCCAAGAGGGCAGAGGACGCGGGAAAGGAGGCAGTATCCTCCGCGGGTGAGGCCAGGGAGGCGGCCACACAGGCGGGAAAACATCTGGAAACCGTCCAGGGGCTGGCAGATCAGGCGGAGATTAACGCTGATACCGTGGCGCAGGACAAACAGGCAGTAGCCGGTATGCTCTCTCAGGTGCAGCAGGCGGCCTCAGAAGCGGCCCTGTCGGCAGAGGCGGCCAAGTTATCAGAGACAGCCGCAGGAAAGGCACAGGAAGGCGCAGAGGCGGCAGAGGATGGGGCCAGACAGTATGCCGCAGACACGGAGGCAGACCGGCAGGAGGTTGCAAGCGCCCGGCAGGCAGTACAGCAGATGCGTGAGGACGTGGCAGCGGACAAATCAGAAGTTGAGCAGACAGCAGCAGGTTTTGTTGATACAGCCCGGCAGGCAGTATCAGATGTCAATGCTGCGGGCAAGGCCCAGGTAGATGCTATTAAGACAGCCGGGCAGGGTGCGTCAAATGCGGTAGAGACAGCCAAAACAACAGCAGTACAGGCGGTCACTGCGGAAGGCGATAAGCAAGTACAGCGAGTGCAGGAAGCGGCGGCAGGTGTTGAGGCCGATCGGGAGCAGATCAACCAGAATAAGGCCGACATAGCTGGTCTGGCAGAGGATATGGCAGACCTTGCACCGGGGATCAAGATTACTGCCGCTGGTACAGACATCAGCATTAAGGACGCCGCAGAGGGCCGGGAACTTCGGGGGCTGCGGGTGTTTGGCAGAGCAGAGCAAGGCGAGAACCCAAGCCCAGATAACCCCCAGGAAATTGAGATTGTAGGAGGTACTGGAAATATCGAGGTGGCAATTCAAGGTAAGAATCTTTTGAGAGGAAGATTGTACCACGCTAAATATTCAAGCGGGATTGGCTTTATATATAACGATGATGAAATGGTATTACCATATGCGCCATCTAAAGAAAATGACGGTATTGGCTATATAGTCCCTTGTGAACCAGGGAAACGGTACACATTTAGCGTTTCCAATCCCAACAAGAATGCCGCTGTTGGTATTTCCGAGTATAAAACTTTTGAGGATGCAAAAAACCACCAAAATGCAATTGGCTATCGTACTGTAGCACTACCTGAAACGTCTTATACATCTAAGTCTCAAGGTGTACTGTTGTGTGTTTTGGCAGCTAAATGGACTGATGGCAATACATCGCTGCACGAATGTACAGTTTCAGAGTTGTTGCAGCTTGAGTTAGGGAGTAATGTCACCGCTTACGAACATCCAAAAACATTACAATCAATTACTTTACAAACTCCGAATGGTCTCCCAGGCATCCCGGTAACATCTGGTGGTAACTATACAGATGCCAACGGCCAGCAGTGGGTATGCGACGAGATCGATCTGGAAAGAGAGAAATATATCGAGAGAAGATGGCAGAAGGTATTTGATGGGAGTGAGGATTGGCGTATCTATTCATCGTCCAGATTTAAAGGATATATGATTGATGGTATCCTGCCATTCTCTGACAGTAGACGAGCTGGATTTTGCAATATGTTTACTGTTTCGGAAAATACCGAGATTATCGAATCCATATGGCTGGGGGGTGGTAATTCAATATTATATACCGTCAGTAATCGTTTTTATGATGAAAGTCTTGAAGATAAAGGCCTTGCCAACTGGAAAGCGTTCCTCGCAGAAAATCCAATGAAAGTAATGACCTATTTGGATACCCCCATCGAACGCGGCCTCGCCCCGGAAGAGATCGCCGCCTACAAGGCCCTTCGGACGTACAGCCCGACTACGGTTGTGAGCAATGACGCGGGGTGCCATATGGAGACAACCTATACCGCTGATACCAAGACCTATATCGACAACAAATTTGCAGCCCTTAATAAGACCATCTTAGATGCAGTAGGAGGTACATAATGCATGAGATTATAAGAAACGTAATCCAGTCGGGCAGCTATGAACTGACGGATATTCTGAAAAAGATCGATACCATCTGGCTCCAAGGCGCCCTCACGGATGAGGAGCGCACGGAGCTGGTTGATCTGGCCCGTACCCGCGCCGACCCGGAAAACAGTTATGCCCCATTGCAGAAACAGATCGACACCCTGTACACGAACATGACTGAGATGGGAAAGACAATCCTCAGCCTGACGGGCCGGATCGCCAAGCTGGAAGGCGGCAGCGTCACCCCGCCAGAGACGGAGGAGTACCCCGCATGGGTACAGCCCACCGGGGCACATGACGCTTATAACACCGGCGATAAGATGACTTACACGGACGGCAAGCGGTATATCTGCCAGATGGACGGCTGCGTATGGGGGCCGGATGCGTACCCGGCAGGCTGGAAACTGGTTGAGTGATGGGAGGTGAGCTCATGGGACTGATTACATGGTGGAGACAGCGCAGATGCAGGCACAGGTACCGTAAGCATTGGAGCCGGGAGGCTGGCGGGTATGTGCGGCGGTGCGTGAGGTGTGGGAAAATCGAATAAGTCATAGCAAGTTATAGAATTAGTCATAAGCACGCAGGCGGGGCCTGGGTGTTATTTTTATGCCTTTTTCCGGTCAGATGATGAGACCTAAAACAGTCATTCGTTTGGTGGATGGTTACACACCTATAAATAACCTAACGGCGAATCATGGAAAGAAAGGAAATATGAAATGAAAACAGAAGATTTACAGGCAAAAGGTCTGACACAGGAGCAGATCGATTATGTTATGGCCGAGTATGGCAGAGAGCTGAATGGAGTCAAGCAGGACCGCGACAATTATAAGGCGCAGCTTGCGGCAGCTCAGGCTACACTTAAAAGTTTTGAGGGCGTAAATGTGCAGGAACTCCAGGGAAAGATTACCCAGTTGACTTCTGATCTGGCGGTAAAAGAAACTGAGTACCAGAAACAGATTGCAGACAGGGATTTCAATGACCTTCTGAAGACAACGGCAGAGGGCTTTAAGCCGCGTGATCTGAAGGCTGTCATGCCGTTCCTGGATGTCGAAAAGCTGAAGGCCAGCAAGAACCAGGAGGCAGATATTAAGGCAGCTCTGGATGTTGTAAAGAAGGATAATGCTTATCTGTTTCAGGATATCAATATCCCCAGGGTGGTTTCCACTACGCCTGGTCCGGGCGGTGCGGCAGCAGAGGACACAAAAGCCAGAGCCAATGCAGCATTAAGAAGCATTTTAGGAAGAGAATAAGGAGGAAACAATATGGCAGTACATATTACGAACAGAGCCGATACAGAGGCTATTATCCGGGAGCAGGTAGTTTCTACGATTTTTCAGGACGCACCAAAACAGTCCGTATTTATGTCTTTGGCACGCAAGCTGCCCAATATGACAAGCAACCAGACCCGTATCCGTGTACTGGATTTTCTGCCCGATGCACATTGGGTAGATGGCGATACTGGCATGAAGCAGACCAGTAAGCAGGCATGGGATAATGTGTACATCAATGCCGCTGAGCTGGCTGTTATTGTACCGATCCCTGAAGCGGTTGCAGACGATGCAGAGTTTGATATTTTTGGAGAAATTACCCCAAGAGTGAATGAGGCTATCGGAAAGGCTGTGGACTCCGCGGTTATCTTTGGCACGAATCGCCCAGCAGCATGGCAGAATGATATTATTACCCTGGCCCGCCAGGCAGGAAATAATGTGGCATCGGGATCCAGTTCAGACTATTACACGCTTCTGCTTGGCGAGGGGGGCGTGATTTCCAAGGTAGAAGAGGATGGGTATATGGTGACCGGAGCCTTGGCATCCATGGGAATGCGGGCAAAGCTGAGAGGCATTAAGTCCACAGACGGAATGCCGATTTTTAAGGCAGATATGCAGGGAACTACGAACTATGCTCTTGATGGAGCTCCGATGTACTTCCCACAAAATGGATCTTATGATGGAAAAATTGCACAGTTGATCGTCGGAGATTTCAAGCAGGCTGTATATGCAATCCGTCAGGATGTAACTGTTAAAATCATTGATCAGGGCGTGATCCAGGATCCAACCACAAAGGAGATCGTTTACAACCTGGCCCAGCAGGACATGGTAGCGCTGCGAATCGTGTTCCGTATGGGCTGGGCGCTGCCGAACCCTGCAACCCGTATGGATGAGGACCGCGTGGGCTGCCCGTTTGCATATCTGGAGCCTGCAACTGCAGTAACCACCCAGAAGGTTACTTTTACAGTCAAGGATAACAACAGCGAGCCTAAGGCCGTTGAAGGCGCTATTGTGGATGTGAATGGTTCCCGACTGAAAACCAACGCCGCCGGCGTGGCAGAGTTCTATTTGCGTCCAGGTACTTATCCGGCAAAGATCAAAAAGAATGGGTATGGCACGATCACGGAGACCGTAACTGTAGACAAGGCTGCGGTACCTAAGGCGATCACTCTGATCCCCAATGCGTAGAAAGGAGCCATGGTGCTGATGAGTTATGCAGATGAAGGATTTTATACGGACCGATACCTGCTGGGGCGTAAGCCGGCCATCAGCGCCGGTTTTGACTTTTATGCCCGTCAGGCCAGCCAGATCATTGACCACTATACGTTCGGCCGTCTGGAGAATGCGGCCAAGATTCCAGAGGCAGCGCGTCTGTGCTGCTGCGAACTGGCAGAAACAGAGTATGCCAGGGAAAAGCAGAGGAAAGATGCTGGAGGGAAAACGTCAGAGAAGATAGGAACTTATTCTGTCAGCTTCGGAACTACTGGAGAAAGCAATTCTGCGTTTACCAGAGAACAGAGGGCCATCGTGATGAAATGGCTTGGAAATACCGGCCTGTGTTATCAGGGGGTGTGATATGTATACCAACGCAGACGTAACGCTGTATCTGTACAGCAAAGAGGGCAAGGATGTACATTATACCCGTGTTCCCATTGAGGGAGTGTATTGGGAGGATGTGCAGCAGTCCACATTTCTTAAGACAGGGCAGAGGGATGCAGCCTCTGTCCTGTTGGTAATCCCCTATGAGAATCTGGACAGCTCTCTGCGATTTACCAGAGGCAAGGATCTGGCTGTTAAAGGTGTTGTCTTGGATGAGATTGACTGCGACAGCCAGGAGGCCTTGTCGAAATCATTGGCAGCCTTAAAGGCTGCTTATAACTATGTGACGGTTACTACTGTGGATGAAAGGCTGTATGGCAGCGAATCCGTATGGCATTATGAACTGTCCTGCAAGTAAGGAGGCAGATATGGAAATTAAATTTGAAATGAAGCCTCCGAAGGATCTTCTGAGAGCCCGTGGGTTACAGGAAGGAGGGCCAGTGCAAAAGCTGGTAGACAGCGAGTGCATGAGGTACATGGCCCCATATATGCCCCGCAGACAGGCGGGAGAGCTGGAACACATGATGGTTATGGCAACAGTGATCGGATCCGGGCAGATTGATATCCCTGGGCCATATGCCCATTACCTCTATGAGGGCGTCCTGTATGTGTCTCCCAGTACAGGCAGCGCCTGGGCAAAAAAGAATGAGATTAAAGAGCCTACAGGTAAAGAACTGACCTACGCCGGGGCCCCTATGAGGGGGAAGAAGTGGTTTGAGCGGATGAAAGCAGACCACAAGGATGATATCCTCCGGGCGGCACAGGCTCTGGCAGACAGGAGGGGAAACTAATGACAATCATAGATTATATGCGCCAGACATTGACGGAGTACCCAAAGATATCTGAGTTTCTGGCCGGGGATGGGATCCATATTGATTTTACGGAGCCGGAGCCGGTTAACTATGGGTTGTCCAGCAACGGGGACAGCCTGGTAAAAGAGGATGTGCTGGGGAATCAGATCTGGCAGCATAAATTTGTTATGTATGCGGTCGGCCAGTCCTTTACGGATTATAACCGGCTGGCAAACAGTAACTTCCTTCTGGAACTGTCGCTCTGGCTGGAGCGGCTGCCGTCCGGGGATGAACTGACATTTCAGGCCGGAGAACAGGAGTTAAAGGGAACTTTTTTAAAGGCAAGCACAGCCAATGCAATGAGCATGGGACTGATGGGTGAAACCATTGACAGCGGCGTAATGTATCAGCTTCAGATCTACGCCCAGTACAAAATAGAAAGCGAGGAATTTTAAATGCCAGGAACAGTAACAGGGAAAATCAAGCGTAAATTCATGGCACACTATATTGATGCGGCAGCGCCGGCAGCTTCCGGGGGTACGGCGAAATATGTCCGCTTAGGCAAGGACCTGGAAGAGTTTAACGTGGAAATGAATGCCAATGTAGACACCAAAAGTAATATCTGGGGGGAAACATCCGTAAATCTGGACAGCTATCAGCCGCAGGCATCCGCCGAGCCATATTATGCAGAGATTGGCGATCCACTGTTTGAACGGTTACAGGCGATTATTGATGAGCGTCAGACCCTGGATGATCTGAAAACCTCTGTAGTAGAGGTACATCTTTGGGAAGAGCATGAGACCAAGACAGGTTCTTATGTTGCGTATAAGGAAGATGCTATTATTGAGGTTTCCAGCTATGGCGGTGATACAACCGGATACCAGATTCCATTTAATGTACATCATACCGGGAATCGGATCAAGGGACTGTTTGCATTAGCAACTAAGACGTTTACAGAGGATGGAAAGGAATGAAGGGGGATCAGAATGAGAAGTCTTAATTTCAATGATGGTTATGAGAGCTTTATGGTTAATGATGATCCAAACAGGGTGATCCGTTTCAATCCAGCAGACCCGGAGATCATCAACCGTGTTTTGAACGTGCAGAACGAATTCAGTGTCCATCAGATCCCGGAAGGGATTGAACTTAACCCGGATGGAAGCCCCAAGACGGATCTGGAAAAGGACGGGGCATATGTGGCTGAATTTGCGGTTGCCATGCGTAAAGCGTTTAACAGTATTTTTAACGCAGATGTGTATGACACAATTTTTGCAGGCCAGTCCCCTTTATGTATCATCGGACAGAATTATCTTTTTGAAGAAGTTTTAAAAGGGCTGTTGGAACTGATGCAGCCAGCTGTAAAAGCATACAACAAAAAGAATCGTAAGAAGATGAGTCAGTATTTAAAGGATGTGGAAACTGATGAAATTTCTACCGGACAGCCTTGAAGTGGGTGGAATGGCGTATCCGATTGAAACGGATTACAGGAATATACTGATATTTCTGTCCGCGTGTGCGGATCCTGATCTGACAGCCGCCCAAAAGCTTGAGATACTGCTGAGAAGGCTGTACAGGAACGGATACAGTCGTATCCCGCAAGAATACATAGAGGAAGCTGTTTTGCAGGCGAAATGGTTTGTGGACTGTGGCAGGGAGGATGACGATAAAAGGCCAGCTAAAAAAATGATGGATTGGGAGCAGGATGAAGCGATCCTGTTCCCTGCTATCAATAAAGTGGCTGGGGCAGAAACACGCTCAGCCCCCTATATTCACTGGTGGACATTTGCCGGATATTTCATGGAGATTGAAGAAGGAACGTTCTCCACTGTGTTGGGAATCCGTCAGAAAAAAGCCAAGGGAAAACGTTTGGAAAAATGGGAAGAGGAGTTCTACCGGAATAATAAAAAGTTGTGTGATCTGAAAACCCGGTATACGGAGGAAGAACAGAAAGAGATTGATTATTGGAATAAGCTGTTGGGTTAGGCGCTGGAAGGCGTCTTATTTTACGCCCGGAAATGAGGTGAGAGTATGGCGGCAGATGGAAGTCTGAGATTTGATACAGGAATTGATACAGAGGGCTTTAAGGATGGGATCTCAACATTAAACAAGGCAATGGATAGGCTGACGAAAGCTGTGGATCAACTATCATCCAATATCATAAACCGTTTTGGGTCAGCAGAGCAATCTATGCAAAAGATTGCCGGAGAAGCACAGGATGCGTCAAAGGAAGTTGATTCTATTGGTGATTCTGCAGATCGGTCGACTGCGAAAGTAAAAAGCCTGCAGGAACAGATGGATGCAATCAGTGTACATACAATGCAGGATTCTGCTGCTGATGTTGCTTCGGCGGCTCCAGTATCTGTTCCGGTGGCAGCCTCTGATCTGGGCTACAATCCCGAGGCAATGTCGGCAGTGTTTGGAAAAGCGGCAGAAGATATACGCAGCTGGTCGGATGCAATCAATACGTATGGTCAGCAGGCGGGCTCTGCAATGAATAATCTGGAGCAAGAGGCAGCAGAAGCAGGACAGGCAATATCGAGCGGAGCCGATCAGGTGGAGGACACTACGCAAAGATATGTGAGTGTTAAGGATTCTGTAATTGGAGCTTTTAGAAATATGCCAAGGGCATTTGCTCTCATTCCCAAAGCGCTCTCTTCAGAGATTTCTAAAGTGCCAGGGATTGTAAAGAACGGATTTTCTAAAGCAACAGGAGTTATATCGCACTTTGGAAAAACGCTTGGAAAAGGGCTTGCCAGTAAAGCAAAATCAGCCGTGACGAGTTTAAAAGGTCTGTCTAAACCGGCTAATAAGGCAGCGCAAAGTATTTTGAAGTTATCTAATATGTTTAAGCTGATGCTTATTCGCATGGCAATGCGGGCAGTTGTTCAAGGCGTGAAAGAGGGGATGCAAAATCTTGTTCGATATTCAGATGGTGCCAATCAGTCTATGTCAGATTTGATGTCAAGTATGACATATGCAAAAAACAGTTTTGCGGCCGCTTTTGCACCGATTTTATCATTTATTGTACCTGTAGTGACAACTCTTATCAATGTTTTAGCCACGGCTGTAGGATATGTGAATCAATTTTTCTCGGCCCTGAGCGGAAAAAGCACTTTTGTTAAGGCGAAAAAAGTAAACCAGGATTATGCAGCCAGCCTGAAAAAGACCGGAGGCGCAGCGAAGCAGGCGGGAAAAGACGCAAAAAAAGCGCTGGCTCCCTTTGATGATCTGGTGCAGATCCAAAGAGAAGGGGCCGACGGGTCTTCCGGTGGAGCGGGTGGCGGTGTCGATCCATCACAGATGTTCGAGACTGCAGCTATCGATCAGGGAATCAGTGATTTTGCCAACAAGCTGAAAGAACTGTGGCAGGCCGGGGACTGGGAAGGCATTGGACAGTTGATCGGGCAAAAGATCAATGATGCAGTTCAAAAGTTTACGGATTATATAAGCTGGGATAATGTGGGGGCTAAGATTACAGCGTTTGTAACAGCGTTTACCACACTTTTTAACAGCCTGGTTGCCAGCATTGATTGGTATTCTATCGGTATTATGATGGGTACGGGTATCAATACCCTCGCTAATACCCTGTATTTGCTCCTTACTCAGATTGACTGGTTCATGCTGGGAGCAGCCCTAGCAACAGGACTTAATGGCATGGTTGCTACTGTTGATTGGAATTTATTCGGGGCCACTTTGGGAGCGTTTTTCCAAGCAAAAATTTCCGGATTATATGGATTTGTGGATACCGCCGACTGGCCCTTAATCGGACAAGCTATCGGAAACGGACTTAACGGAACCATATCGCAAATTGATTGGGAGATGCTGGGATTATTATTTTCTACGGGATTGAGTGGATTATTTGCTACCGTAGGAAATTTTGCGCAGACATTTGACTGGACAGGATTCGGTAGCTCAATTGCTTTAAGCTTAAGCACATTTTTTCAGACATTTGATTGGGCGGGGGCTGGTACAGCGATAAGCGATATGGTTCTTGGAGTTTTAAATGCTCTCCTTACCGTAATTACGCAAACAGACTGGTGGGCCTTTGGGGATGGTGTTGCTACAGCTATAGAACATATTGATTGGACAGCGGTTGCTAATCGGTTCTTCGCAGTTATAGGGGCCGCTTTGGGAGGATTTGCCGCTTTCTTAGGTGGCTTGCTTTCGGATGGTGTAGAGGCGGCTAAAAACTACTTCCAAGGGAAAATAGAAGAGTGTGGCGGAAATGTAGTAGACGGTATCCTCATGGGGATTGTAGACGGCATGAAAGCCATTGGCACATGGATAAAGGACAACATTTTTACCCCATTTATGAATGCCTTTAAAGATGCCTTCGGAATCCACAGCCCCTCTACTGTCATGGCAGAGATGGGCCAGTATCTCTGGGATGGTTTTTGTAATGGAATCAAGGAGTTTTTCTCAAATCCCGGAGCATTTATCAAGGCGAATATCACAGATCCATTTGTGAACGGGCTGAAAAGCCTGCTTGGAATCCATAGTCCATCTACTGTGTTAGCAGGAATCGGATCTTATACAGTACAGGGATTTAATCAGGGGGTAACGAGTGAGCAGACTGCTTCCCAGAACGTGGTGCAGTCATGGGCTTCTGGTGTAACAAGCTGGTTTGCTTCTAAGTTTGGAATCGGAAGTGGTGGAGACGCTACAGAATCTAAGAAATGGGCCAGCAGCATTATGGCCGGCTTTAATAACACTGTCAGAAAGAATTACACCCAGTCTCAGACAGTTATGGAAACGTGGGCTGAAAATGTCCGTAAGTGGTTTGTGGGAGTCGATGAAAATCAGGGGGTGAATGAACTTTCCTGGACAAAATTCGCAGACCTTATTATCCAGGCATTTAAGACCAAGATAGAGGATAGCCATTCAGAAACCCAGGGTTCGGTAGAAACTTGGGCTAAAAATATCAGAGAATGGTTCTGGGGAGACAGTGATCTGCAAGGAACCGGTGGAATGTATGCCGCATTCTACGACATGGCAAAGCGTATCAATGAGGGGTTTGCAAATGGCATCAGCGATTTTGCGTACATGGCCAAGGATGCAATCCGGCAGTGGGCGGCTGAGGCAATGGAAGAGGCAGAGGAAGAGTTTGATATCAATTCCCCATCCAAAGAATTTTACAGCATTGCCGAGTATGTAGTCCATGGATTCAATGATGGTATTGCCGATATGGCAAGATCATCCCAAAATATAGTACGGGATTGGCTGGACGGTGTTATGGACGTATTTGACGGCGCAGAGATCCGGTTGCCTGTAGGAATTGATATTCCCAATGCTGCGGCGTATCTGCCTAGGATGGCAAGCGGAAGCATCGTTCCACCACGGGCTGGTGATATGGCTGTGTCTATGCGGAGCAGATCATCCTATGCAGAGGAAGAAGCATTATCCAGCCTGATTGCAAGGCTTGATGAATTGCTTAGCCGGATGCAGAGGGATGGCAGCCAGCCGATCCAGATCGTGTTGAATCTGACGGGAAGTATGGCGGCACTTGCAAGGGCACTGAAGCCGGAACTTGACCGCGAGGCGGCCCGCAGAGGAGTAAGCCTGGTAGTTATAGGAGGAACCTAATGACAGACAGTGTGTTTTTAATGGACGGCAAAGCGTATAACGTGGAGGTGGAGGCGGATTCTCTGGAACGGAGCTTTGCCGTGACCGACACAGACCAGTCAGGGCGCACCCTGGATTATACGATGGAACGCGATGTGATTGGCACATTTTACAATTACGCCATGAAGGTATACCCGAAAGACGGAGACACGGCCTCCTATGATGCGTTTTATGATGCTGTTTCAGACCCCAATGCCGATAGCCATGAAATGACATTCCCTTATGGACAGGAAACACTTACCTTCCGGGCATATGTCACTCAGGGTAAGGACAAACTCCGTATCCGAAACGGAAAGAATCTGTGGGGCATGGATGGCCTGTCCTTAAACTTTACGGCGATGGAGCCGCAGAGGAGGCGATAGAGAATGAAATGGGATACAAGGGTGGAGAGCAATGGACAGCAGCCATATGCATCCGTAGAGGATCTTGTGAATATGGAACAACAGCTCCCACCTTACGCTCTGTGCCTTCCGCGGTATGCAAAGATGGACGGCAACTACCCAAATGCTCCTGACAGGATAGAAAAAGGGTCGTATGGTTACATCAGTACGGCCCTCAGTGGCCCTGATGGAAGGTTTGGGAATCCTCCGGCAATCACGGTGACGTTTGACCGGTTAAAGACAAGCAACGGCGTATACCTGGTTTTTAACCGGTTGAGTGGTGATTACGCTTCCAGTGTACGGATCCAGTGGAACAAAGATGGAGAAATGGTTCAAGAGCAGGAATTCGAACCGGATGGAACGGAGTATTTCTGTCGGGCTAAGGTGCCATTATTTAACCAGATCATAATTACTTTTCTCCGGAGTAGTAGGCCTTACCGCTACCTATGGCTGGCCGTCATTAAAAGCCAGAGGATGACGGATGCAGGCGGCTTAAAGATTGTTTATGACGATATTGCCTTGGGAGCAGCAGAGAATAACACTACCGAAACACAGGATAAGGATTATTATGTGGATCTGCAAGACCTACAAGCAGGGGTTGAGTTCCCGGACTACGCCCTGTGTCTTCCGCGGTATGCCAAAATGGATGGTGGTTTCACCAATTCCCCAGAACAGCTGAAGGGGATGGGATATGTAAGTGATAGTATATCTGGGCCAGACGGCCTATTTGCAGTGTCGCCAGCAATCACCTTTTCTTTCAGCCAGAATTATTCCAGTGTGGGGATCACCCTACAATTTAACGATCACACAGAGGATCGGTGCAGCCGGATCAATATAAAATGGTACCGGGACGAGGAACTGTTAAAAGATCAGGATTACGAGCCAGATAGTTATAATTACTTCTGTTATGGAGTTGTGGACTATTACAACAAAGTAGTCATTACCTTTCTGGAAACCAGTAAGCCATACCGCAATGTCTTTCTGACTCATATTATATGGGGACTGATCCGAGTGTTTAAGGATGATGAAATAGAAGATATTAACTGTTTGATGGAACTTAACCCTATTTCCGAAGAGGTCAGCATAAATACAATGGATTACACGATTCGAAGTAAAACAGAGTATGCGTTTGAGTTCCAGAAAAAGCAAAAACAGACCTTGTATTTTGATGAAGCGATTCTGGGGATATATTACCTTAAGGATGGGAAACAGATAGGAGATAAGCGTTATACAGTAGAGACGCAGGATGCAGTTGGAATATTGGATAATAATCCCTTTATGGGTGGAATCTATCAGGATACCCTGGTTTTCGAGATCCTAGACAGCATTATGGAAAACGAGGGGATTACATACTTTCTGGACGATGCCTATAAGGACACCAGGGTAAGCGGATACCTGCCGATCACCAGCAAACGCAGCGCCCTGCAGCAGCTTGCCTTTGCCATCGGCGCCCTGGTAGATACGAGTTATGATCGTCAGCTGTACGTATATCCGGAGCAGACAGAGGTTACGGCAGAATTTATTGGAAGGGATATTTTTCTGGGGCTTACGGTGGATCACAGCGAGATAGTGACAGGGATCCGGCTATATGCACACAGTTACACACCAAGTCAGGAATCCGCGGAACTTTATCGAGGAAACCTGACAGGAGAAACCAAACTGGAGTTTTCAGAACCCTATCATAGCCTGTCGATCACGGGAGGCACGATAGAGAAACATGGGGCGAATTATGCATATGTTGCTGCTAATGGTGGAGAGGTTGTCTTAACGGGACTTAGATACAATCACAATACCATCACCCTCCTGAAAGAGAATCCCAAGATCACTCAGAACAAAAATATTGCTGAGGTAAAGGATGCTACCCTTGTTACAGCAGAAAACGCTCAGGCTGTATTAAACAGAGTATATGACTACTACAGCAATAATGAGAGCGTCAGTTTCCGGGCGATTATCAACGATCAGGAACTTGGGAACCGGGTTCGGGTAGCAACCGGATTCAAAGGTACAATGGAAGGAATGATCCGAAAACTGGATATGAAATTTTCACGGAGAAAAATCACAGCGGAGGTGACAGTAGGATGAGTACGGTGCTGGATACATTGATTACAGATCGCACAAGCGCAGATCTGGTAGCGGATTTGGACAAGGTTTATGCGGATTATATCTGCCTTAACCGGGTAGAGCAGGCCTGTGCTCTGCTGGCACAGCGTTTTGGCGTAGATATAAAAATAAAGGAATGGAAGATGGAGGACTTCCGGACAGATACAGAAATGGCTCGTCTGCTTGAAAATATCAAAAAAGTAAGGGCTGCGTATTTTGTAAAGTCCAGCACCCCCGCAACGCCGGTAAAGATTACATATGATAACATCTACCAGGCCAATGACATTGAGAGGATCTTAAAGGACTTGGGGGATATGTATGACAGTATGATATCAGGTCATAGGCGGTTAGGTTTCCATTTGGGCCGCCAGATGTTGGGAAACAGGAGGTAAGACATGGCATTAAAAACAGATTTCAAGGATGATATTTTTGAGGGTAACAGAAAATACAAACTCTCCCAGGACGGCGAGGGAAACACGGAGATACAGGATGTGACGGCCTACAGTCAGGAGGGAGATATATTTACGGCTGAGCACATCAACGCCACCAACGAGGCCGTCAATCGCCTTAACAGTGCCCCGATCCGCGTTACCCTTGCCGCCGCTGGATGGACTGGCGGATCTGC